CATCTGTCAAGGCAGGGGTTTGAACCAGAAGCTTGGCAGCATCTTGTGCTGTAGCTGAAGTATCAACAGGGGTAGTTGTGCCAGTGGTGGTACCTGTTTTTGTAACTGATGGTTTTGTTGTTTTTCCACTAAAGCTAAACAATGAACCCAATGATGACAAGGCATTGTCCACCAGCGGAATACCAGTTTTAATTGTGCCAAATCCGGGAGTAGATGCCAGTACGGATCCAGGCAATTGCGGAATGCCCAATCTAGCACGGATGTAAGGGTCAGTAGGATCTGCACCACCTAGGTCTTGCAATTGTGCGGGGGTTAGGCCAGCATATGGGTCGTTGAGTTGTGCCGCTACAGTAACAGCAGGATTAGGTGTGGCTGCTCTAGGATCAAAAACATTTTCACCAACATCTTGTCTGGGGTCAAACACTGATTCAGTTATGGGTATTTCACGTGGAGTATCTGCTCCCACGTTGGTATTGGGATCCGAAGCCGCATCCACAGTTCCTATGCGCTCTGCACGTGGGGCATCTGCTCCCACATTAGTGTTGGGATCGGTGGCAGCATCTACTGGTGTTTGATTATCTGGAGGACCTTCCTGCTGGCTTAACACACTGGTCTCGGGATCAAAGCTGTAATTGCCAATTTCGTTTAATGAGATGTCAGCCATGATCACAGCTTCGTCGTAGGGAATGCCCTGCAATATCAGTTTGTTAAATTCTGCCGCTTTTGCTGGATTGTAGCCGTTTGCCATAGTTGGTTCCTATATGTTATTTACCGGGTTTAAAATGTGGGTCGTTTATACATAATTGCACAAACAGGTTGACAACTGTTGTAAATATGTTACACTAAGTGTATATTTTAGGAGTTCATACCAAGTATGTCTTTATTGCCCAAGCCGGCCGCCAAGGTCAACTATCTCAACAACAGAGATATTTTAAAAGAGATTCACCACAGCAAAAACACTTACTGCTGGTACCGCGACAGAGATCTAGATCATCAATTTGATTTGATACTGCCCAGTGTGGACAAGATCAATCAGCGCACCATAGTTGACGCTCGTAAAAATCGTGCAGACCGTATCAAACGAGAAACAGGTGTGGTCATTGATCAAAAGAAAATACCTAACACAGATCTTGTGTTTCGTATCACTTGCTGGGATCATATTCCCAAAGCACCCAAGAAGATCACCAAGGCCGAAGCCAAAAAGAAAAAACTAGAAGAAATACTGGATCTTGACGATGCTGTGGAAGATGATCCGCTAGCAGATTTAATTGACATACCTGTGTTGAACATGAACTATGTGCGGTTGAACTTTCCACCATTTGAACACTACAGATTGGACGAAAACAAAACTCCTTTTATGGTTGGACGTAGCCACTGGCGTGGAGACTTAGAAACAGGCGAGTTCTCTAGAGATCACGGCAACATGACTCGTAAACTTGCAATGATGTTTATGAAACTGTGTGAAAGATATGCAACAAGGAGCAACTGGCGTGGATACACCTACAACGAAGAAATGCGAGGACAAGCCCTGCTACAACTCAGTCAAATTGGACTCCAGTTTGATGAGTCAAAATCGCAGAACCCTTTTGCGTATTATACTGCCGCTATCACTAATAGCTTTACTCGTATCCTGAACATTGAAAAGAAAAATCAAAACATCCGTGATGACATTTTGGAGATGAACGGATTGAACCCATCATGGACTCGACAGAATTCTGGCAAGGCAGGTATGGCAGCCATGTCCGGACCGGTTGTGTCTAGCCTAGATGAGTAGTATAATCAATAGATGAGTAATCTATTTAAAAAAGCCGCGATCTTCACAGACATCCACTTTGGTCTCAAGTCAAACAGCACGTTGCACAACGAAGACTGTTTGTCTTTTGTCAAGTGGGCCACATCTAAGGCAAAAGAAGAGGGTTGCGAAACCTGTTTATTTCTTGGCGACTGGCACAACAATCGATCCAGCCTGAACATTGTCACGCTCAACTACAGTCTACAAGCACTGGAGCACATGAATGCCAACTTTGAGCGTGTGTACTTTATTCCCGGCAATCACGATCTATACTATCGCGATAAACGCGACATACAAAGTGTGGAATGGGCGAGGCATCTACCTAATGTTACTATATGCAACGATTGGTTCAGTAGCGGTGATGTGGTTATCGCTCCTTGGCTGTGTGGCGACGACCACAAGCGCATACCCAAACTAACCGGCAAGTACATGTTTGGGCACTTTGAACTGCCGGGTTATTTGATGAATGCCATGGTAGAAATGCCAGACCATGGTGAGATCCGCAGAGAAGACTTCAATAACTTTGAACATGTGTTTACTGGACACTTTCACAAACGTCAGACCAAAAAGAACATTACCTACATTGGCAACTGCTTCCCGCACAACTATGCTGATGCAGGCGATGATGACCGTGGCTTAACTATTTTGGAATGGGGGCAGGATCCTGTGTATCATGCTTGGCCCGACCAACCCAGATATCGTGTGCTAGGCTTGAGTTCTGTGATTGACAATGCCGCCACATTACTTGCTCCTGGCATGCATGTGCGTGTACAATTAGACATTGAGATTTCATACGAAGAAGCCAACTTTATTAAAGAAACTTTTATTCGAGATTATCAACTGAGAGAGATGGCATTGATTCCAAACAAGACTGCCGGAGTTGACACTGACATGGCTCCCGGAGAGGTTAAATTTGAATCCGTGGATCAGATTGTTACAGATCAAATTACCAACATTGCATCCGAGTTTTACGACAACAAACTATTATTGAAAATTTATCAAAACTTATGATCGAAATACGTAATCTCACTGTAAAAAACTTTATGAGCGTGGGTAATGCTACACAAGGCATTGATTTTGATCGCAAAGACCTCACTTTGGTACTGGGAGAAAATTTAGATCTTGGTGGTGACGGATCCAGAAATGGCACAGGCAAGACCACAATCATCAATGCATTAAGTTATGCATTGTACGGACAAGCACTTTCAAATATTCGCAAAGATAATCTAGTAAACAAAACCAACGGCAAGAACATGCTTGTGAGTCTGGACTTTGTGGTCAACGGTCAAGAATACAAAATTGAACGTGGGCGTAAACCCAATGTGTTGCGTTTTTATGTCAACAGCCAAGCCCAAACTGTAACAGATGATGCACAGGGTGACAGTCGCGAAACACAGGATGCTATTGAACATGTGATGAACATGAGTCACGACATGTTCAAGCATGTGTTGGCACTGAACACCTACACCGAACCGTTCTTGAGTTTAAAAGCCAATGACCAACGCAACATCATTGAGCAGTTATTGGGCATTACCTTGCTGAGCGAACGTGCAGATGCTATCAAAGAACTCAACCGCCAGACCAAAGACAGTATTAGCCAAGAAGAATTCCGTATCCGTGCTGAGCAAGAAGCCAACAAACGTATTGAAGAACAGATTGAAAGTTTGAAACGCAGGCAAGTGCTTTGGCAAAAGAAGTACGACAGTGATGTGGCGTATCTCGTGGCACAATATGATGATCTAGCCAAGATTGATATCGAAGTAGAATTACTGGCTCACAAAGATCTAGCTGTGTGGACCACAAGGAAACAACAACAAGATGCGTATACAGCACTTGTTGGTCGACAAACTGCTTGGCGACAAAAACAACAAAAAGATATTGGCGAGTTGGAATCAACTTATAACAATCTCAGCCATATTGATATCACAGCAGAACTACAGGCACATGTGGATTTGGCTGCTCACACCCAACGAGCCAAGGACATTGCTGATCTTGAAAAACTGATTGCTAGATGCGTCGCCGACGAGGCAAAAGAACAGAAAACAATTGATAAACTACGAGCCGAAATTGAAGAACTAAAAAATCACAAGTGTTATGCTTGTGGACAAGACTTTCATGACGCTAACCACGAAACGGTATTGGCAACAAAAGAGAAAGCCCTACAAGAAGCCGCACTACAAGCATTAAGTACCAATGGTCAGTGGATGGAAAATACAGATGCATTGGCTGCATTAGGTGTGCTAGGTGCTAGGCCTACCACACACTATCAAACAGAAACAGAAGCAATTCGACATTCGAGTGAACTGGAAAACATTCAACACAAGATTGATGCTAAACGTGTTGAAACAGATCCTTACGCTGAACAACTGGCAGAACACACGCCTGCAGAAGTTGGCACACAACCAGTCACATACTACGACACAGAAGCACAGGCTGTTGATCATCGCAGTCGTATGAACACACTGCTGACACAGATTGCTACCAAAGGTGAAGAGAAGGATCCGTACACAGAACAGATTACAGAAATGCAACAACAAGCATTGCAAACTGTAAGCTACGATGCACTCAATGATCTCACAAGATTACAAGAACATCAAGACTTCTTGCTCAAACTGTTGACGTCAAAAGATTCGTTTGTGCGTAAGAAAATTATTGATCAGAACTTGAGTTACTTGAATGCACGACTCACGCACTACTTAGATCGTATTGGATTACCGCATACTGTGAAGTTTCAAAACGATTTATCAGTGAGCATTGAAGAACTAGGTCGTGAATTAGATTTTGATAACTTGAGTCGTGGCGAACGCAATCGTTTAATCTTATCTATGTCGTGGGCATTCCGCGATGTTTGGGAAAGTTTGTACTCACCAATCAACTTGTTATTCATTGACGAACTCATTGACAACGGACTAGACACACAGGGCGTAGAAAATGCACTGGCTTTGCTGAAGAAGATGAGTCGTGAACGTCACAAGAGTATCTGGTTGGTTAGTCACCGAGACGAGCTTGCCGGTCGGGTTGAGAATATTCTCAAAGTTGTGAAAGAGAATGGCTTTACCAGTTACAACACGGATATAGAACTAACATGAAGATTTTAATAACTGGTACCAAAGGACTAGCAAAGGCATTAGGAGATGCGTATGCTGATCAGTTGGTGACACTAGTATCACGTTCTACTGGAACTGACATCAATAATGTTACCCAGTGGGGTCCTAACTTTTTAGATTATGATTGTGTGTTTAACTGTGCTTATGATGGGTTTGCACAAGTTGGCGTATTAGAATTTTTTTATCAAAATTGGAAAAACATTTTTGATAAAAAAATTATCACTATTGGTAGTAGAGCCGTAACATACAAACGATCCGAACCCGAGTCTGGATATTGGGCATATCGGTTACACAAACAAACCTTGCAACAAGCACACGATGTAATGTTGCTAGATGCCAAGTGTGATATGAAAATTATTCATCCAGGACCAATTGATACTGCAATGTTGCAACACATTGATTGCGTTAAACTCAACCCTGACATGTTAGCATCAAAAATAAAAAACATAGTAGAAGATTCTACCATCAAGCGAGTTGACTTATGGCTATAAATTGGCAATACTATCATTGGCATCTAGAGCCCAGTGCAGTCTGCACATTGAAATGCCCTAGATGTCCGCGAACTGAACATCCAGATACTCCGTGGCTGAATAAAAATATGACTTTGGATTTTGTAAAGAAATTTTTCACAAGTGATATGTTGCGTAATCATGTACAACGTGTGACCATGTGCGGTGATGTAGGTGATCCTATTTACTGCAAAGAATATATTGAGATTTGTAGATACATCAAAAGTGTTAATCCACGCATACATATCTTCACAATCACCAATGGTAGTCATAAAAAGCCCGAGTGGTGGACAGAATTTGGATCAGTACTCAATGAGTATGACACAGTTAACTTTAGCATTGACGGATATGACAATGCTAGCAATAACCTATACAGAATCAACAGCAACTGGAGTAGTATCATTGATGGCATCAAGGCTCTTAGAGCAATCAACCAAGATGTTTTTATCAACTGGGCTGCTATTGTGTTTAAATTCAATCAAGATTATCTTGACAATATTGCCAACCAGGCACGATTACTAGGCATGGATGTGCTACAATTAACAAAAAGCACAAAGTTTGGCAGCAAGTATGGCGGGTATGGCGGAGTTAATGATCCACTAGAACCTAGAGAAGAATTTATAAGTTCTAGTCATCGCTATGAACGTAGCACACTGAATCTCAGTGGCAGAATACAAAAAAATACCGACTACCTTGAATACAATCACACCAAATACATAGAAATAAAAAATCAATATCAAGATCAGCCAATAACACCGTTGTGTGAAATTGGCAACAGAGGCATTTATGTCAACGCCGAAGGTGTTGTTTTTCCGTGCAGTTGGACTAGTTTTCCTTATACCAGTTTATCCCATGGCGACAAAACAATCCAATGGACCGACAGTTTTTTTTCAAAACACAGGCAGCAATTAAATTTACACAATAGAACATTTGACGAAATAGTGTCAGATCCACTGTGGAACCAATGTAGCCAAGGGTTTACAGACAAGTCTAAAACATGGGTAGAGTGCTCACAGAAGTGTTCTACGTCAGTAGTAGACGAAAAATACGCAGTTGGATGGGAAACAAACTAAGTATAAAGTAAGGACAATCCCACTAAAAACACATGACATGGCTATATCAAGATACCCCAATTGAGACGTTGCCCGAAAAGTGTATTGGATTTGTTTACTTGATAACAAATAATCTCACTGGACGCAAGTACATAGGCAAAAAATTAGCAAAATTTAGCAAGACAACCTACAAGACAGTTAAGCAAAAGAACGGCACAAAGAAGAAGAAAAAGATACGATCAAAGGTCGACTCAGACTGGAGAGAGTACTATGGGTCAAGCCCAGAATTAACTTCAGACGTAATCAAACTAGGCACCGAAAACTTCACCAGAGAAATACTTTTTTATTGCAACTCTAAATCGGAATGTAGTTACATCGAAGCAAGAGAGCAGTTTTCAAGAAGAGTATTGGAATCACGAGATTATTACAATGGCCACATACAAGTGCGTGTGCATGGCTCTCATATAATAGACAAACTGTAAGGCAACAATAACGACACTGTGTTGGGCGATGTGGTCCAACCCCATTGAGGATTGGTGAGATACCCAATTCGGACTTGGGCGTCAAAGGCAATTGCTAACTTAAGGCAACAAATGGTCGGGGCTATGTGAAAAAGATACAACCCCAGCTTATAGGACTTGGATCTATATCGGGTTACTAGGGTTCCGTTGATATGTGAAGCTTGAGTAGGGGGTACCGGTCAACCGCCTCCGTGTAGGAAACTACAATCTCATTACGATAGATGACTGCTATACTCAGATAATGGCGTTTTTTGTTCACCGTGCATACGGTGAACTATGACCACGTAATCTAGATAATAGCTTAAATCGCTTCGCTCTAGAAGTAAAAAACATTGATGAGCGATAGCGAATCAATAGATGTGCTTGCACATCTTTAGTAGATCTTAGGTGTTTGATGTATATTATCTTCTAGTAGATTATGCAGTTGTTTTGTGTTTTTAGGAAATTTTTCTAACTTCCAAGTTTTAAGATTAAGTCCGTACTTGTAAATCAAAAAGTGTTGTACTACTACTTCTTGATCAAATGTTAAATCAATGGTATAATCCCAGTTGTTAACAACAGATGACACAATATGATCACAGTTGTATACAAATTCCATGGAGTCTATGTGTATTTTGCGCCATTGATGATATATCTCTTTCCATTGGTTAAATTTTTCTGGAATAATTTTGAGTTTGAGATAATCCATTACTCGGTTAATAACCCTGGCTCCGTTGAACCAAAATTCTCTACAATCAATTCGTAGATGTGGATCTGTCAAGTAATATTCGTGTATGTGGTCTAGTGGTCTAATGTTTAACGCATTTCTTTCTCTAATGTCCCAACTGTTGGTTAATCCTGCAGAGTTCCATTGGTCAACACTGTCACTAAAAAATATTGACTCAAACTCGTTTTTTTGGTCAAAATCTGACACCGGACTTCCTGGTTTGAATATGAAGGTACTGGTATCTCTAACATTTAAAAAATACAACGGGACAAACGATTCCCCTGCCAGATGAACAGTTGCTGATCCGTGTTCTGCCATTATTGAAAACAACTTTGCTGTGTCATCTAACCTGTGTTGTGTGATCTCATTAAGATTTTCTTTAACAGGATCAATTTTATATTTTTCTACAATTGTACTGTTGTGAATAGTACATGCATACAGTGAATACAATCCAGATGAGTTGCACGTTTCAAGAAACTTTTTTGTTTTGTCGGCTCCTGCTGGATGATTTTTTGAATGCCCGTGAGCATTGTGTTGGATACGATTTACTGGATTCTGACTTAGGGGAATAAACTGATCTTGTTTTGACGAAAAATACTGCGTCTGGCCCGTTAAAAAATGCACACTCCAATCAAGAAATGTACCCCCAACGGATCTGCCAGAAAAAATGCAGATTTTCATACAAAGGTATCGGGCCAATCACGGAACAATGCATGTTGTATTGTTCCTGAAACAAATTGATTGAATGACTTGTGTTTGACTTCTAATTCGCCTGCTAGCGGAGCCACACGTTTAAATGCTTCGTCCATTTGCGCCATGTCTCGGAACTCCATCAGTATCATCCATTCAGGCATGTCTGCAATAGATCTAAAACCCATCTTGCATCTAGTGATACGATAGTCCTCCATCCGGCCTTCAGACTTCAAATGATCAAAAAAACTCTTCATGCCGTTTACCCAGTCCAAGTCTGAGATGTCGCCTTCTTTGTCTGCCCAAATTGTGTAAATGTCTGCCATGTTAACTTCTTTCTTTAAAATAATCTTGCATTGTACCTTCTCGGTGTATATCACTAGTTACACAATGTAGACCACAGTCCCAAAAATATCTATGTCTGAACGGCACAACATGTGGGGTAATTCCATAACGATCTAATGCATCAAACACTTTTTTGTTGTAATTGAATACTATAACATTTTTAGGATCAACAATCAACATGTTAACATCAAACACAGTTTCTTCGACATATCCAGTCCAGTGACCAAGCCATTGCTCAACAATATCAATAACCGCCTGATCGTATTCAAACCCAGGAATCCACCACTTGCCTCTATTTTTTTCTTTGAGATCTAAAAACGGTCTAACTTTGTCCCAACTCTGACCAGGCAAATACACCACTTCCCACCCAGGATAAGTGTCTGCATAGGTTGGTACATCTCTTAGACTTATGATTAGCCCAGGACATACTGGACAATATGTTGCATCGGCGTGGCCACCAGTGTTGACCACATTATTTCTGTAGTTTGAAAATTCAAGATCCATCTGGTTCTTGATATCTGTTTGATTGTCTCGATACAAGTCTGTGCCAAAATACAAGTCTTTTCCTATGCGAGATATCATAGCACCGTTGATATTCTGGTTGTCTAGTGTTTTAACAATATTACCTTGTTGTTTGATATGCTCGACAATTTTGCTGTATGGATCTGGTTTGAAAACATACTGGTCAAATTGATGCACATTTTTGCATTCGTCTTGTATGCAAGCTGGTAGATTGTTAAACTCTTTAAGATTGTTGCAGTCTGGCCAGGAACTATCTTTAACTCTGTTATAAAACAGTTTTATTTGATGATCAGTGTTGCCGTGTTGCGTATAAAATGTATTACCAACCATGACAGTGTAGTCTCTAGGAGTCATAGGAGGCAAAACATAGTTTCCATCAACTAATGGGTCAACCGGCAACTCAGGACGTAAAACGTTAACACCAAATTCTTGTAGTTTTTTAATAATGTTTTGAAAGTCTTCTTCAGTTTCTGTTGCAATTTTTTCAAACAAACTTCTCACATGAGGTACTTTGATCCAGGAGTAAAATTCTGGCGGATAACTGCGTCCAACTACACACACCTGAAGAGGATCCCAATGCTGATATACACTATACATTATTACAACGGCCCTAGTATTTCAAAACCTTCAAGGTCCTGTTTGTACAAGTGCGCTTGATCCAGGTACAAGTACTGGAACCCACGCTCTCTGTAGATTGCACACTCTGTTTGTAAACTAGTAATCCCCAAACGTAATCGGGGTTTACGATAGTTCCACGCAAACTGTGCGGCTAATAAATTCTTGTCGTCGTAGCGTTTTATCATGGAAAACGCTGCCAGTTCACCGTTGTCTCTATAACCAATCAAGTCCGTGCCTGGCTCTGTGAATTGACTGTCAAACAAGGGCATCACACTGGCAAAGTGTTTGTATGTGCAATAGGTTCTGTATATGTCTTGTAGTTGAGCAATGTTGGGTTCAGTAATGTAGAACCAATCAACTGTGGGTTTGTAGGTAGTTTTTTCTAAATTAATTCTAGCAAATTGGTATGTCACGTGCGAGGATCCTCTCTGTGCTGAAACAGTGCAGTTAGATAATCTTCAGGCCATGAATCATAAAATCCTTTGGTAGCCATGAGCCGTGCTTTGACGTTGAGATCACTGAGACTCTGCACAAGAGCCAGGGCATATGTGCCTTGATTCATGCAAATGCCGTTTACTATTTCCACATCGTTGGGATGGTCTTCTAAGGCCAGTATGTCTGCTGCCAATAAAAAATCTCTGTTGGCTTGATCTAAACTGCTGGCAAACAAATCATGTGGCCATTCTTGAGGGTCGTATGCATACACCACAACTTCTCGGTTGCCCATGCCGTACCGGGCTCGATTTTTAAGATCAAAGTAAGGATCGCTACCAATGAATACATCGTAGCTTTGTTTTAATCTTGCGCTACGTGCGTAAGGACACGGAGGAAATCCACCCAAGGCAGGATGTGGGACTTCCACAAAGTCCATGATCCACTGCTCAATATCTTGTTTAACTTGATCTATATCCATTAGAAGAACGGTAGTTTACTGTTTTTAGTTGTTTCAAGATTGTCCTTGATCAACTCACTGATCATGGTTCGCTCGGCATGACTCATATTCATCACATCATCGTATGTGGCACCACCACGCATGTACCATGACATTCTTAATCCTTGACGTTTTAATTCGTTAGCCTCCCGCTCCATTTGATTTAACAAATCCTCCACTTGGGAGTGATTGGCGGTCAGGAGGCGGGTTCGAAAAAACTTGCCATATCCAGTGTTAATGCTTGATTGTATTTGTGTTCACAACTGTGGCAAGTCAATTGCATGGGTTTGAACTCTGTATTTTCTCTGTAGACAATCACTTGATCTCTAATCTGGTTGAACAGTTTTCTATCACAGTTGCTTAAAAATTCAGAAATAAATTCTGTTTCAGTTACCATGGCTTTGGGTGTTTTGATACAGGCAATACTGTGCTTCAGTGCATTCACAGTGAGTTTGGTGAGTTTTTGCAATGCTTCGTTGAGTTTGGCAATTTTTTCGTCATCCGGCAAGTCTGAACTGGGGATCATCTGAATCAATCGTTGTTCCTGCCACTGTTCATGGTTGGTAGCATGTTGTTCAGCATAGTCCATGGGTTTGAAAAATATTTCTAAATCCCCGTGCTTGATACATTCAGCAAAGTCTGGAGATTTGATTTGATCAAGCACTGTTCTCAAATCAAGATTGAAGTCTCCGGGCTCGGCGCATTTTGGGCAGGTGGATGTTATTTCTAGTTCATGTCCGTAGCTGGCAATTCTAAGAGCAACCAAAATAGCGTTGATATCGATGCTGGGAGTTTTCCATGCATCTTTGATGTTTGGCACACAACTTTGAATAACAGAAACCACAGCTTGACCGTTGAACAGTGCATCCGGAGTACGATATGTGATTTCGTCAATAGCAGTCATGGGCAACACTGGCAATTCCATATTGGCCGGAAAATCTATTGAATCCTTGGGCCAGAAATTTCCATTGCTTGGCAGTCTCAAGTAAATTGCTGGTTGTCTAAAAAATTGGCGTAAAGGGTTAGCAGTTTGGGTCATTTTGCACCTATAAATATACTTCTACTTATAGGTAAAACACCATGGCCGACACAAATGCACAGATGGAAGAACTAGCTCGAATACTCGAAGACGTAAATCGGGAAATGGCTTACTATGGCAGAGTAACCAAACAAACTGCCGACGAAAAGTTTGACGCTGACGCGAAAAACAAACTTGGCATTAACAACGCTACCAAAGGTCTGGCCAGTTTGGGTGAAGGACTTACGGCTGTGGCTGGTGCTGGTATGGCAGCTGGTAAGGCCATGTATGAAGGCAAAAAAGGTGCCGCGGCGTTTAACGACAGTATTGATGGTATGGCCAAGGCTGCCCAGGCAGCTGGTGTTGCGCTGGCTTTGATGATTCCTGGCGGCCCGTTGATCAAGTTGTTTATTGCAGGCATAACTGCGGCAGTTGTGGCCACAGCTGAATATGTCAAAGCAGCCAACGAGATGGCTGACAAGTTATATAAAGGATATTCAAACATGTCCCAGGCTGGTGCCGCAGCCAGCGATGGCATGACTGGGGTATACAAAGGTGCCAAGAAACTTGGCTTGAGCATGAACGAATTAGACGGTTATGTAAGTCTAGTTGGAGAGAGCTCAAAAGACCTGGCATTGCTATCTGGATCAGTTTACGAAGGACGTAAACAGTTTGAAAACATGGGCGAAGCCATGGAGCCTTATCGCAAGAGCATGATTGCAGCCGGTATGTCTCAAGAAATGATCAACCAGGGAGCAATGGGTTATCTGAAATTGCAGACCAGGATTGGTACAGCGCAACGTATGACCACAGATCAACTGGCAGACGGTGCTAGACGTTACTTGATTGAACAAGATGCATTAACCAAACTAACTGGAACAACTAGAAAAGAAAACGAAGCAGCCTTAGAAGAAGCTAGATCACAACAGAGATTCCGTGCCAAAACGGAAGCAATGCGAGCAAGCGGCGATGCTGGCCAAATTGCAGCGGCAGATGAACTAGAAAAAACTTATCAACTGTTGAGATCCCAGAGCAAGGAAGCGGCACAGGGCTTTGGAGACATGACTACTGGCATGATAGGCACCGAAGCGTCGCAAAAACTCCTGATGAGTTCTAATGGTGAAGCACTACAAGTGGCCAATAAAATGGTGGCAGGCCAACAAAAAGCCATTGACGGTACTCAACAGATTGCAAGTGCAGTTGGCCGAGTAGCCAAAGACATGAACATGACGTATCAAACAGGTGTTGGCGAAGAGTTCCTGTTGTCAATTAAAGAAAGTGCCGATTTAGGACTGTTGGCAACAAAAGATCTAAACCAATCCTATGAAAAAATCTCACAAGATCAAACGGCACAAGGACTTAAAGGTGGTGAAGCCGCTGATAAGATAACTGAGCAGTATGCTAAAAATATCAAGCAACAGCAAGAACTCAACAAAAAAATGGAAGATGCTGTGTTTCAAGGAATTGACAACGCACTGAGCTTGACTAATAAACTAGGAAATATCACTGGCGGCCTGGCCGATGCCTTTACTAAACTGGCAGATGCAACCAACAAGTTGTTGCGAATACTTGGGCTTGGATCCGATAACACACCTGAAGAACAAGCCAAAGTTGACACAGCTAAAAAACAAGATGACCAAAATTGGGAAAATGCAAACTTTGGTGAAAAAATGCAGAGTTCAGTTACACGTGGTCTTGAAAAGTTTAGTCGAACACTTGGCCAAGTCACAGGTTTCAAGCCACTTGAAAATTTAGCCGACACTGCACAACAGGCTCGAGTTGAGTCAGAATCAAAATACTTGCAACAACAAGGAAAATTTCAACAAGTTGCCCCAGTTGCTCCTACCGCAGGCGGTGGCGGTGGAGCACCAGGATCTGCCCAAGGAACAGCATCCCAGGGTGATCTTGTCAAGATGGGGTTAAAACTCAAAACTGGAGATGTGCAAGCCGAAGGCAGTAAAATTGATCCTAAGATTATTGATATAGCCAAACAGGTACAAGCAAGCCTGCCTAACTTTGCTTACTTTTCTGGATTCAACGACAAGTTCCACCAAGAAAAATCTCCAAGTAGTAGTCACACCACAGGCCGTGCTATGGACTTTGCGTTATCTAAAGAACCTACCAAAGAAGAAGGCCAAGAGATTGTTAAGTGGCTCAAAAGCATGGGTGCCAGCGTGGCCATTGATGAGTACAACAACCCCAGTGCAAAAGCCACAGCAGGACATATTCATGCACAAATTCCGGGATATGCTGACGGAGGTATAGCGTCAACCCCACAGATTGCTATGGTTGCTGAAAAAGGTCCAGAGGCAATGATTCCGCTAGTAAACGGTGCTATTCCTCTAAGTATCAGTCTCAAAGATGCAATTGGCGGCCCTACGTTTGGCGGGATGAATGAATATGCTGGGTATAATCAAGGCCCAATGAGTACTGATCTTTCAGCAGTAAAGTCTATTGCAGAAGCAGTTGGAGCATTTGATAAAGTTAGTCAAACCATTACAGACCCCAAAATGTGGAAAGACATTTTAAGTTCAGGATTAGCTACCAATTACCAACTGGGTGCAACCACTTTAGGTACACAAGGAATTCCGGGACTAGGAGACGATATTGCTGAACGTCTTAAAGAAATTAAAGAACAAACAAATACTGATTCAGAATCTGCACTAAAACAGGTTACAGAAGAATTCAAATCTGCAATGGCCACCATGAGTCAACAGTTGGCACAAATGGCAGCTAATCAAAACGAAGGTGCCATGGGCGGGGTAGCAAGTCTGTTACAAGAATTAGTAACAGCTACTAAAAATGGGGTAACTGTACAGGAACGAATACTGCAAACTTCCATGTAATCACGGTAAATAACTTACTATGGCAGAAAAACAATCCCCCGGCTGGAAAAAATATTTCAAAGTGGCTGACACCACTGGACAGTTAGGTCCCATCTCCGGACGCTATGCTGATGGCTACCCGCAGTACGGCAAGAACAACGGCACAGACAACTATCCTGCAGACATGGTGTATCGTAACTATGCCAGCAGACTGCCAGAAGTGTATTCAGGTCATCCCAATCGTATTGAACGTTATAATCAGTACGAAAACATGGACATGGACTCAGAGATCAATGCTTGTTTGGACATTATATCTGAGTTCTCTACTCAGCCAAACGAAACAAACGGCACACCGTTTGAAGTAAAATATTCAGACACGCCTACTGATCACGAGATTGATATTATTCGCAAGCAGTTGCAACAGTGGGTCAAACTAAACAAACTGGATCAACGTATCTTCAAACTGTTCCGCAACACTGTGAAATACGGAGATCAAATCTTTGTGCGTGATCCAGAAACATTTGAAATGATGTGGGTGGACATGACCAAAGTGGCTCGTGTGATCGTGAACGAATCAGAGGGCAAACGTCCTGAGCAGTATGTGATTCGCGACATCAACCCCAATTTTCAAAACATGACTGTGGCAGCCAAAACTACCACAGACTACATGACCAACCCTGTAACAGGCTCAGTGTCTGGTTCTGCCAACTACACCATGCCCAATGGCGGCACAGGTGGCGGTGTGGGCAACAGTAGATTCATGCAGGCCATGAACGAAGTTTGCTTGGATGCCAAGCACGTGGTGCATATGAGCCTGAACGAAGGATTAGATGTGTTTTGGCCTTTTGGCAAAAGCATCTTGGAAAACATCTACAAAGTGTTCAAGCAGAAAGAACTGCTGGAAGACTCAATTCTTATCTATCGTGTGAGTCGTGCTCCTGAGCGTAGAATTTTCAAAATTGACGTGGGCAACATGCCCAGCCACTTGGCCATGCAGTTTGTGGAACGCATCAAGAACGAAATGCACCAGCGTAGAATCCCCACTGTGAGCGGCGGCGGACAAAACATGATGGATGCCAGTTACAATCCACTCAGTATCAACGAAGACTACTTTTTCCCACAAACAGCAGACGGTCGTGGATCCAGCGTGGACACCTTGCCAGGCGGACAGAACCTAGGCGAAATTGACGACTTGAAATACTTCAACAACAAAATGGCTCGTGGTTTGCGTGTGCCTTCAAGCTATTTGCCCACAGGTCCAGATGATTCAGGCAAGACATTTGACGACGGAAAAGTGGGCACAGCCCTTATTCAGGAGTATAGATTCAATCAGTATTGCGAACGTTTACAAGCGTTGATCTGCCAAAAACTAGACGATGAATTCAAGATGTTCATGAAATGGCGTGGGTTTAACATAGACTCTAGCCTGTTTACCATTAAGTTTAATGCACCTCAAAACTTTGCAAGTTATCGTCAAAGTGAACTGGACAACACACGTATCCAGGCATTTACCAGCATGGAACCCTTGCCATACATGTCAAAACGATTTATGCTAGAACGCTTCTTGGGTTTAACCGAAGACGAAATCAAGAAGAATGAAGAGTTATGGCGTGAAGAACGTGACACACCTGAAATGCAGCCAGCTACAGGACAAGACCTACGTTCAGTTGGTATTACTCCAGGTGCGCTAGAAACTGACATTCAGACTGGCCAAGATATTGGGATGATGGCACCAGCAGGTCCTGGCGGCATGCCTGGCATGGGAGCGGCTGTACCACCTGCTCCTGGCGGAATGCCTGGCGGAATGCCTGGCGGTGCCGCACCTCCTCCAGTATAAATACGTGTATGTTACTAACAGAATTTTGGCACAAAGAACCTGAAGCATATCAGGACACAGCACAAGACAACAGTCAACCGCAAATTGGCGACCTGCGCAAGAGTCGCCTAACCTTACGCCAGTTAAACAAACTGCGCAAAATGAACGATGTACGAACATATGAGTACAAAGAAAAACTCAAACTAGTTCGTCAACAATACGCACCTCCACCAGCACCCCCAATGTAATAACAATTACAAAAGCATTGTAATAAAACCTACATTTATCGTCGTTTTGACCCCATAAACCACCTATATTTTATCTAGTGTGTAAATAACAACACACTTTACCTATAGGAGTTTTTCATATGAACCGTTTTGAACAATTGATTGAATATGTGATCAATGATGACGAGCAAAAAGCTCGCGAACTATTCCACGACATTGTTGTGGAAAAAAGCCGCCAGATCTACGAAGACATTATGGCTGAAGAAGCCGAAGAAATCGAAGAAGGCGCAGACGAAGACCTAGACGAAATGAGCATGGGCGGTGACGCCAGTAATAATCTAATCGACGACGTGGAAATGGAAGAAGAATCTGACATGAACATGGAAGCCGAAGGCGACGATGCAGAGTTTGACGACGAAGCAGAAGAAGACGGCGAAGATTTTACCAAAGACATGGAAATGGACAATGATGAATTTGGCGGCGGCGGTGATGAGCCAGCTACCAAAGACGACATCATGAATTTAGAAGACAAGCTAGACCAGTTGATGGCTGAGTTTGAAGACCTCATGAGCGACAACGACGACATGGGTGGCGACGGCGACATGATGGGTCCTGATGAAGGCGGAGACGCTCTTGAAATGGACGACACAGAAGAAATGGGCATGATGGAAGCTCTTGAATTAAAAGCAGCCCCAAAGCCAGTCACTTCTGAAGAAGGCAACACAAACAAAAAGTCTACAGTGGCAGCCAACTCAGGTGCACGTGGTGCAATGGCCAAGCCAGTACACACAGGTGCTGATGGCGGTGGACACCATGACTCTAGTGCTTACAAAAACACAGTCAAAGAACTTGGCGTAACACCTACACAAGATGCAGGTAAGAAGGCATTTAAGTCGGCAGCTCCTGCTCCTGTAAAAACACAGGCTGCGGGTGTGAATATTAGAAGCCCACTACCACGTAACTAAGCAATGAAGACGCTAAGAGAACAACTTACCTTTAATCAGGCCAACATCCAGGTGTTGGAGGAAGCTGATATCAGCGGAGGTAAGAATCTCTATCTTAAAGGCATTTGCATTGAAGGCAACAAGCGTAATGCAAATGAACGTGTCTATCCTTTACACGAGATATCTAAGGCAGTTAATACTATTAATCAACAGATTAAAGAAGGTAACTCCGTTTTAGGTGAAGTGGATCACCCAGATGATTTGAAGATTAACTTGGATCGTGTGTGCCACAGCGTTGAAGGCATGTGGATGGATGGAGACGCAGGATGTGGCAAACTTAAAATTTTGCCAACTCCAATGGGAGAATTGATCAAGACGTTGCTACAATCTGGTGTTAGACTAGGTGTATCAAGCCGTGGAAGCGGCAACGTTGATGACAGAACAGGACATGTAAGTGACTTTGAAATTGTCACTATAGATGTGGTTGCACAACCCAGTGCTCCGAATGCTTATCCTAAAGCAATTTACGAAGGACTCATGAACATGAAGTACGGACATAGATTGCTTGAGGTGGCTCGCGAATCTGGGCATAACAACAAAGTGCAGAGATATCTCAAAGATGAAGTCAAAAAGCTCATCAGAGATCTCAAAATATAAGGAGAACCAGGCATGTTAGATGCTATCAAACCATTGCTAGATAGTGACCTGATCACCGAGGAAACTCGCCAGGAGATTAATGAAGCTTGGGAAACCAAGCTAAATGAAGCTCGTGAACAGGCTCGTGTAGAACTCAGAGAAGAGTTTGCACAACGCTACGAGCACGACAAGTCAGTAATGGTGGAAGCCCTTGACAAAATGGTAACAGAAGGTCTCGCCGCAGAGATTCAAGCCGTGGCTGCTGAAAAGCAAGCATTGGCTGAAGATCGCGTCCGTTTCCAACGCAAGATGAACGAATCAGCAACGAAGTTTAACGGCTTCTTGGTTAGTAAACTTGCAGAAGAAATTGGCGAATTGCGTAAAGATCGTAAAATGCACACTGAAGGTCTAGCCAAGCTAGAAAACTTCATGGTGCATGCATTGGCTCGTGAGATCCAGGAGTTTGCCGCAGACAAACGTGACGTAGTGGAAACAAAAGTCCGCCTCGTTCGTGAAGCCCGCTCTAAACTCGAAGGATTGAAAGCACGTTTCGTAAAAGAAAGTGCTGACAAAATGAGTCAAGCTGTTAGCCGTCACTTGAAGGCTGAACTTACACAATTGCAAGAAGACATTAAAGTTGCTCGCGAGAACAATTTTGGTCGTCGTATCTTTGAAGCGTATGCAAGCGAATTTGGTGCTACTCACTTGAATGAGAAAGCCGAAGTCCGCAAGTTATACTCTGCATTGTCCCGCAAGGACCAGCAATTGGCGGAAGCCATCAAACTCACACAAAAGGCGAAAGTCGTTGTGGAGAGTAAAGAACGCGAACTGCGTATGATCAAAGAATCCAACGAGCGTGACAGCACGATGGAAATGTTGCTTAGTCCCTTGAACAAGGAAAAGCGCGATGTCATGCGTAATTTGCTCGAAAGTGTCCAAACTTCACGTTTGAAAAACGCATTCGAAAAGTATCTACCAGCAGTGTTGGAAGACCGCTCTGTGAAAGCTTCTAAAGTGATCACAGAAAATGTTTCCTCAGTTACCGGTGATAAGACTGTTCCTACCCAAAACGTTGATCAAGAAGATCGCAGCAATGTGATTGACCTCAAGCGTCTGGCTGGACTGTAATTTAAATTTTTAGGAGACTTAAATGTCAGAACCATTGTTAGAAAGTCGCTGGGGCGAAACCAAAGAAGCATTGCTTGAAGGTTTGAACGGTACCCGTCGCAATTCCATGAGTGTGATCCTTGAGAACACACGCAAGTACTTGAAAGAAAATGCATCTGCAGGTTCTACAAGTTCCGGCAACATTGCCACATTGAACCGCGTGATTCTTCCCGTGATTCGACGTGTTATGCCAACCGTTATTGCTAACGAGTTGGTTGGTGTTCAGCCAATGACTGGTCCAGTTGGTCAGATCCATACTCTGCGTGTACGTTATGCACAGAGCTTGACTGATTCTTCTCTTGCCGCAACTAGCGTTACAGCTGGCCAAGAAGCATTGAGCCCATTCACTATTGCTACTGCATATTCTACAGTACCAAAAGATACTGCCACAGCCACAAGCTACACTGGTGCTAACACAGCAGTGATGGAAGGTAACGGCGGTAAGCAAATTTCCGTCCAAATCTTGAAGCAAGCTGTTGAAGCCAAGACTCGCAAATTGCAAGCTCGTTGGACATTTGAATCTGCACAAGACGCACAAGCCATGCATGGTATTGATGTTGAAGCAGAAATCATGGCTGCTTTGGCTCAAGAGATTACAGCTGAGATTGACCAAGAGATTCTCTTGAGTCTACGTTCTTTGGCTGCTACTGAGTTCACATACAACCAAGCTACCGTTTCAGGTACAGCTACATTCGTTGGTGACGAGCATGCCGCATTGGCTGTTTTGATCAACCGTGTTGCTAACTTGATCGCCCAACGTACACGTCGTGGCGCTGGTAACTACGCTGTTGTATCTAGTGCCGCATTGACAGTGTTGCAGTCTGCAACTACTTCTGCCTTTGCACGTACTACAGAAGGTACTTTTGAAGCTCCTACAAACACCAAGTTTGTTGGTACATTGAACGGCGCTATGCGTGTGTTTGTTGACTCTTATGCATCTGACACAACACCTGTGTTGGTTGGATACAAAGGTTCTTCAGAAGCTGACGCTCCTGCATTCTACTGCCCATACATTCCATTGATGAGTAGTGGTGTTGTTCTGGATCCATCAACATTCGAACCAGTCGTGTCATTCATGACACGTTATGGTTACATCGAACTGACTAACACTGCATCATCTTTCGGTAATGCTGGTGACTATGTCGGAGAGATTGCTGTTTCCAACTTGTCTTTCTCCTAATCAGAGATTGCAACCAAACAAAAACCCGCTTCGGCGGGTTTTTTAATGATCGTAAGTTTGTTAAACTTTAAACCAACTCAGGTACTGTGACACTTTCTTGGTAACACTGGTCCAATCGCCCATGGCAGGTTGACGGAATAGTCTAGCAGTTGAATACCAAGGTGAGTCATCGCGATTCAACAACCAACGCCAGTCTACTGCAAACCAGTTGAGCATGATCCAAGTGGGTCTTCCCAACGCACCCGCCAAGTGAGCAATAGCAGTATCCACACTTAGTACCACATCTAAATGCACAAGCAATGCGGCTGTGTCTGCAAAACTATTAATACTACCTGGATACATTGTTACACCAGCTGCCTCTAGTTCTGCCACTTCTTCAGGTGTTGCATCAATCTGCAAATTGATCCACTCATAGGTGGGATTTGATCGGATCATGGCCAGCATATCCGCAAACGGCATACCTTTGTGAGTGTTGAGCCAGGCATCTCTACGGCCGCTCCAGGCAAATCCTACACGCATACGCTTCTTGGGCCCAAGTTTCTGTTGCCATTGCTGTTGCAGTTGTTGGTCAGCATTGAGATAGTTAACAGGCTTAGGCAAATTGGCCAATGTTACTCCTAGCACACCAGGAATACTCATGATAGGAATCCAGTAGTCAAAGTCAGAGACTGAAAAGTCGTAACCCGACACACGTTTAATAATTGCACTTGATGTCAACATTGGCACAAGACCATCTGTTACCTGCAGAATAATTTCTGCTCCCAACACATGTAGGTTGTACAGAAATCTCACAAACTGAATGTTATCTCCGTGTCCTTGCTCGCCCATCACAAGAATAGTCTTGCCCTTGAGATCCTGCCCGGTCCAACGTGGTTGTGGAAATTTAGGTAATGTACCAGCTAGATGTTCGTAATCCCATCGAACTTCGTATCCAGGCCATCCTTCAGCACAGTTTCCGCTGAGTAACTGCGCCACAGCCAAATTAAATTTTGAAGTTACATTATTAGGATCCAGTTGAATGGCACGACGTAAAAACGGAATAGCAGCCTCTGGTTCGCCTACTTCTCGAAGTACATTACCGTAGTTGTTGAATGCAGATGCTAGTCGACGATCTTGACTAAAAGCCAGTGCGTAACATTGTAAAGCAGCTTCTGGTTGATTGTCAGCACGATGTTGATTGCCTTGTTCAATGAGATATTGTGGGTCCATACAGTATTTACAGCATAAACTGTGTTGGTTTTAATTTTACACTGGCCATAAATACTTGTCAACACAATTAGGTGTTTTATGCTGAGATTAATACCCACAGCGTAGCGGCTAGAACCCGCATCGGGCTTCTATAAGGAGAAAACAAATGGGACGTCCTCTTAAAATCAAAAAAACCACAACCACTGACATTGGTTTCAATGCCATTGTCAGTTTGACAAATCCAGTGTATCCAGATACTTTGTCAGGCACAGAATTTATTGGAGTTGTTGGTGGCGCTAATGCCAGTGTTGCCACATCAACATATCCGGTAGTCAAGGCACGTGCTTTTATCACCGGCGCTGGTGCCGAAGATGATGCATATATTATTACACAAAAAGGTACAATCAAATACCAAGTGGCCACAGTAACTGCGGTCAATGATGAAGACATGGTAGTGGGTCAAGCATATCGTATTCTGAGTGTGGGCACAACTGATTGGGCAGCTTGCGGCGCCAGCGATTCAAATGCAGCCGTTGGTGATGTATTCACTGCAACCGCAGCAGGTGCAGGCACAGGTACTGTGCAAAACGTAGGTACTTGTATTTTGGCCAACCAAGCTGATACTGCACTCACAGCAGGCAACATGAACATCACTTTCAGCACAGGTGATTCTACTGCTCAGTTAATTTCACGCTTGACCAACAAGTTTGCACTAGACTATGCAACACCTCCAAACCGATATCTGGTCAATTTCTTCACAGACGAAGGCACAGAAATCAAGTCAGGTACCAGCGGCTCTGCTAACGTTTCAGGACAACAAAATATTCTGGATCTGGCTATTGTAGAAAAATTTACGTCTTAATTTTGTTCTATCCTCTTATCCCCTCAGATAATTACTGGGGGATTTTTTATGAGCAGAGCATTTGTGCTGGGCAATGGTGTTAGCCGACAAGATGTAGATCTAAACAATTTAAAACATTTTGGGCCAATCTACGGGTGTAATGCTTTGTACAGGGACTTTACTCCCACAGCACTAATCAGCACAGACAAGCCCATTAGTGAGCGCATACAAGATTCAGGATATGCAAAAAACAATCGTTTTTACACTCGCCGTCCTGTGCCCGGATCAGGTGCTCTACCAGTTCCACAAAAATATTTTGGATACAGTTCAGGACCAATTGCTGCCAGTATTGCCGCAATAGATGGTGCTAGAGTAATATACCTAATAGGGTTTGATATGGGTCCAGCAAACAATCATTTCAACAATGTGTACGCCAATACAGAATTTTACAAAAAAAGTTCAGCAGTACCAACATTTACTGGAAATTGGATCACACAGATAAAAACAATAATGCGTGACAATCCAGGCATATTGTTTGTGAGAATCATGGGCCATACAACTGCCGCAGTGGGCGATTTAGATCGCGTTGCAAATCTAAAAATCATGACCATGTCAGAGTTCTTAAACCGTATAAATAACACAAAGGAACTCTAAATGGCTACCTACAAGCGTGTCAGCGGCGATTACACAATTCAAACTCTTGGTGCAAACACTGTAACTATCGGCAGTGCCCTGGCAAATACCTCGGTTGACATGGTAGTTGATGGTAACCTAACAGTAACCGGTTCTACCAGTATTGGTAACGTTAGTGTTACCAAAATTTTCACGGGTAATTCCAACGTTGATACATCAATCGCAGGCGGCAATGTCACCATTGGAGTTTACGGTGTATCAAATGTAGCAGTGTTTGCCCCCACTGGATCTTACGTAACAGGATTGCAATCCGCAACTGGCAACGTTATTGGTGGAAACATTAACACTGGTGGTGTAGTCAGTTCAACCGGTAATGTTGTTGGGGGCAATATCAACACAGCTGGTGTAGTCAGTTCAACCGGCAACATTGTTGCAACTGCCAACGTAACTGGTGGCAACTTGCGCACAGCTGGACAAGTAACAGCAACTGGTAATGTCATCGGCGGAAATATTTTAACAGCTGGAAATGTCAGTGCCACGGGTAATGTATTGGCTAGTAATGTTGTTACATCTGGAACCGTGATTAATTCTGGAGTAAGCACTTCGGGAAATGTCACAGGTGCTTTTGTATCTGCTACTGGCAATGTGGTGGGTGGTAATATCACAACTGCTGGTAATGTTGTTACTGTTGGTATTGTTGGAACAGGAAATATCTCTACCACAGGTAATATCAGTGCCGGCAATATTAATTTGGTTGGATCAGGAAATTACACTGGAGGAAATATATCTGTTGCTGGTAATGTTGATGGCGGCAATTTAAGAACAGTTGGAGTAGTAAGTGTTGCAGGTAACATAATTGGCAACAATATTCAGGCAGGTAACAATGTTACCAGTATTAATATAACTGCAACTGGTGCAGTAAGTGCAACTGGGAATGTAGCAGGATCAAATCTAGTAGCAAATGGTACAATAACAGCCACTGGTGATGTCACCGGCGGCAACATTGTCACCAGCGGATTGGTAACCGCTGTTGGTAACATCAAAACTTCAGGATTTTTTGTTGGCGACGGCGGCTACCTATCAAATGTAACAGCGGCCAGTAACGTTAGTGCAACGTCAATTTCAGTTGGAACGTCATCAATGGTTGTGCAGAATGTTGGCGGCCTTGGTGCAAATATTTTTGCAACAGTGCAAGGAATTCCAAATGTACAAGTAATTGCAACAACTGGTGTTTTTATCACTGGTGTAAATTCAGTATCAGGCAATATTACAACACCTGCAAACATTTCTGGAAATTATGTTCTAGGCAATGGCGCATTTCTCACTGGACTACCAGCCTCTTATAGTGATGCCAATGTAACTTCATTACTAGGAGCATTTGGTAGCAACACAATTTCAACATCTGGCAATATCACTAGTGGTAATATTTTAGGTGGCGCAAATGTTAATGCCACAACACACACAGGCGCTACAGTAAGTGTCACTGGCAATGTTGATGCTGGTAATTTACGTACTTCTGGACTGTTGAGTGCCGCTGGCACAATTACTGGAACTACAATTACTGGTTCAACTCTAAGTTCAACGGGCAATGTTAACACAGTAGGTATTGTTGGCAGCGGTAACATTTCAACAACTGGCAACATCACTGGCGGAAATTTATCTGTTACCAATATTGCTGGTACATTGACCACAGCAAGCCAAACAAATATTACCAGCGTTGGAACACTGACTGCATTAACTGTTACTGGTAACATTGGCGGCGGCAACATAAATGCCACAAACCTCACAGGTACCACAATAAGTGTAACAGGTCAGGTAACAGGTAGTCAATTTAATGGGTCAGGTGCTGGATTAACATCAATTCCAGGGGCCAACGTAACAGGTACTGTGTCTTCGGCTACAGCAGCCACTTCGGCTACCACAGCAGGCACAGTAACAACAGCGGCTCAGGGCAATATTACTAGTGTGGGTACATTGACTTCGTTAGCGGTGACTGGAGCAATTACGGGTGGAAGTTTATCAGTGTCGACTGGTAATATCAGTGGTGGAAATATCAACAATAACAATGCCAACGGAGTTGGTAATATTGGTACAGCATCAAGTTATTTCAACACTGTTTTTGCCAAGGCAACCAGTGCTGAATACGCTGACTTGGCAGAAAGCTACACAGCCGATACTGACTATGCTCCAGGGACGGTGTTGAGTTTTGGTGGCACAGCAGAAGTCACTCAAAGTAATTGGGATTCAGATCGCAGAATTGCCGGAGTGATTAGTACAAACCCAAGTTATGTAATGAATGCCACACTAAAGGGTGAGCACGTGGCAGTTGTTGCTTTGCAAGGTCGTGTACCTACTCTGGTAAACGGGCCTATACGCAAAGGTGACCTAATGGTGAGTGCAGGAAATGGTCGTGCCAGAGCAGAGGCAGACCCCAAAATTGGTGCTGTGATTGGGAAAGCACTAGAAGACTTTGCCGGCGAATCCGGCACAATAGAGGTTGTTGTAGGCCGCATCTAACGCAAAATGCAGCAAGTCTTGGTTCTGGTAAATACACTATTGAACCTGGATCAAGAATGACACAACAGATTATCGATACTGGCTTAGTTGCCAATGATGGCACCGGTGAAAGCCTGCGTAATGCCTTCACTGCTGTAAACAACAACTTTGCAAATGTATGGGCAGCCGGTCCTGTTGACACACAGGTCATTATCTACAGCAATGTTGTTTCAACCAATGTAACAAATCTTGATCTACGTCTAGCCGGCAATGGCATTGGCACAATCACGGTTGAATCTACCATGGTTCCCAGTATAGATCGTGTGTACGATCTTGGAACTCCAACAAAACAATACGACAGTGTTTACGCACAATATTACTTTGGTAATGGTGCTTTCCTAACAGGTATCTCTGGAGGAAACGTAGCAGCCAGCAACAGTTTCAGTACAATCAGTGCCAACGGTGTAAACATTGTTGCCGCCAGTGCAACTGATACATTGACACTGGTTTCTGGAAACAACGTTGTTATCCTAGGCAACAGCGCAACAGACACTGTTTCAATCAGCCTTGTTAACAATCCTGTATTCAGCGGAAACATCACAGCTGGCGGCAATATCATAGGCAGTAATGTCAATACTGCTAACCTCAGCTTGTCGGGCAATGTTGTATCTGCACTTGCAGTTTCTGGAAATGTCACAGCACCTTATTTCTTTGGCAACGGTAGTCAACTCACAGGTGTTGTTACCAGTCTTGGTGGCAATCTAGCCGCTAATATCAATACTGGCATTTATAACTTATTCAGTAGCAATGGTGCTGTCAACATTGATGATACACTAAGTGTCACAGGCACAGTGATCACAACAGGTGGGTTAGTTACTCCAGGAGCAATCGCTACCACAGCCAATGTCACAGCCAATTACTTCATTGGTGATGGTAGCCAATTAACCAATTTGCCAGCTGGCAATTATTCAAATGCCAATGTTGCCTCCTTCTTGCCCACATACACAGGCAATGTTGCTGCCAACAACTTCATTGGCAATGGTGCCGCATTAACAAGCATTGTTGGTGCTAATATAGTAGGCACGGTAGCCAATGCTACCTATGCGTTGAATGCCAATTCAGCAACTTTTGCAACCAATGCTGGCCAATCTAATTACGCTATTGTTGCCAACTCAGTAGCAGGTGCAAATGTTTCAGGCACAGTGGCCAATGCCACTTATGCATTGAATGCCAATACCTCTAACAATACCAACCAAGCCAATGTTGCAAATGTGGCCAACTTGGTAGCAGGTGCAAATGTTTCAGGTACTGTGGCCAATGCCACTTATGCATTGAATGCCAATGCAGCCACTTACGCTACCACAGCGGTCAACTCTGCTCAGTCTAATTATGCCAACATAGCCAACAGTGTAACAGGAGCCAATGTTATAGGTATTGTTGCCAATGCCGCTTATGCTATAACAGCAAGCTCAGCTGACACTGCCAACACAGCAGGCTTGGCACAGTTTGTTACAGCAAATGCTCAGGCAAACATCACAAGTGTTGGAGTATTAACATCTCTAAGTGCAACGGGCAACATAACTGCTCCTTATTTTATTGGTAACGGTAGTCAACTCACAGGGGTTGTCAAAAGTCTAGCAGGTAATCTAGCCGGCAACATTGACACACTGGAATTCAGCATCAACAGTAGCAATGGTGAAGTAAGATTTGGCAACAGTATCAGTGTAATTGGTAACGCAATCATCACTAATGATTTGATAGTTGGCGATCAGATTGCTACCACAGGAAACATTACCACAGCCGCCAATGTTTACGCAGAAAATTTTATTGGTAACGTTTACGGAAATGTATTTGCTAATATTTTAGTGCCAGGCGGCAACACCGACGTAATATTCAACACCAACGGTGAAGCAGATGCTACATCGGGACTTAGATTTAACAAAGTTGCAAATGTACTCACTGTGGGCGGCAATGTTTCTGCTGTTGGCAACATTGCTGGCAATTACATATTAGGAAATGGTAGCCAGTTAATAGGCTTGCCCGCATTGTATGGCAATGCCAATGTTGCTGATTTCTTACCTATTTACACTGGCAATTTGGTAAGTCTCGGGGGCAATGTTACAACCACTGCCAACGTCAATGCCAATAATTTTATAGGTAACACAGCAAGCATTGTTGGCAACATTACTACTAGTGCTAATGTTATTGCTCAGTATTTTGTTGGTAACTTTGCTGGTAACATCTCAGGTAACTTAACAGTGCCAGGTGCAAACACACAGGTTATTTTTAACACCAATGGATCAGCTGATGCTACTGCTGGGTTTACATTTGACAAAATATCAAATGCTGTAGTAGTTTCAGGAAATGTAACAGCCAATTACTTCATTGGTAATGGCAGTCAACTTACTGGTATTGATGCGACATCGATACAAAACGGTAATTCAAATGTAAAAGCCTATGCCAATTCTAATGTTGCAGTGACAGTTGCTGGAACATCCAACGTTGCTGTTGTAACTGCTAATGGAATAAACATTGCTGGCACAGTAAGCACAACTGGAAATATTCAAACAGCCGCACAAGTTGTTGCAACAGGTAATATTACCGGCTCAAACATTGGCACTAGTGGAACCACAAGCACAGCTAATTTTGTTATTACAGGTGAGATTGCAGGAAATTTAATTCCTACTGCCAACATAACATACAACTTGGGCGATGCAGATAGTAGATGGAACGACTTGTACCTGTCAGGTAACAGTATCTATATTGACAGCCAAATAATTTCTGCCAACGCAGACGGTCTATCATTATCAAATACTGCGTTTATGACATCACTGTCGGTATCAGGAAACGCTGTAGCTGGAAATTTAAACACAACTGGACAAGTAAGTGCAACTGGTAATATTACTGGCGGTAATATTATTACACCTGGCCAATTAACAGTTACTGGCAATACTACAATACTTGGTAATCTTCTAGTTGACGGCAATGTAACCTACATCAACATTGAGAACCTCAATGTTGAAGATCCAATAATTGGCCTGGGCCGTGGACCAAACAACACTCCATTGACCGCAAACGATGGGCGTGATCGAGGAGAACAACTCTGGTATTATAGCACTGCAGAAAATTCTGGATTCATTGGTTATCAAAACAGTAGCGGAAAATTAATAGGTGCTACAAACGTTTCTATTACCAACGAAGTGGTTACTGTTAACAACTTTGGTAACATTGTTCTTGGCAATATTGAAAGTGCAACTGCTTCATTAACAGGTAATGTTACTGCTAATTACTTCATTGGTAATGGTAGCCAACTAACTGGCATTGACGCTACATCAATACAAAATGGCAATTCAAATGTAAAAGTTTACGCCAACGCCAACGTAACAACCACCGTAGCCGGTGTTGCCAATGTGCTGGTTATAGCCAACACTGGTGCATATGTCACAGGAATTGTCAGCGTCTCGGGCAATATAACTGGCAGTAACATCAATACCGCTGGTAGCCTGGCCGCAGATACCATAACGTCGTACGCAGCCAATGCAAACGTGTCGTTGGTACCAAACGGAACAGGCATTGTTACTATTGATGACTCAAATGGTGGCTCTACTGGAATACAGTTAGGAACCCCAACTGCTGGCACATTAGTAAGTAATGCAGTAACATTAACAACAAGTACATCAGTGACAAACGGAATTGCACAATTGAATTTAATTCTAGGTAAATTGGTTCCACCAAGTCCGCCTAACTTCCCAAATGCCACAACAATTGCATTGTCTGGCATTGCAACTTACCGAATGGCCAATATTGTACAGGTGGACAACACACCTGGCGCTAATCGAGCAGTGGCAGCCGGAACATCTGTAGCCAACGTGTTGCGTGTGGCAACATATGCAACCAACACCATATCCACAGTTGGACCAGGAGATTCGGGCATCGTTACCGCAGTTCGCAACGGTGCTAATGTGGGTAACGTAACTTTTAATACAGGTGCAAGTCCCACAGCCAATGGAACATATGGTGGTAACTTGGTTATTACCAACAACTATGATTACCACGTGGCCAATGCCAGCATTGCAGCCGGCTTCTGGTATGTGTTCTCAGCAGCCGTAAGCGGAACATCTGCACTGGCTGGTTGGAATGAGTTGTATATTGCCGACTCGGTTACCGGAAATACCAATACCACAGTTTGGTACTATGACAACTCAAGCCCTTCGGCCCCAAGTTTTAGTTCCACCACAATGGCACCACCTGGATCAGCTAACTTATTGTACAGCAGTACCATTCCGCATTACACCAACAACAACAATTTTACCATTGGATTTAATGTGGCCAATGTTAGTGGTAACACTTACCCCACATCCAACACACTGGCGTCTGGATCTGCAGGCGGAGCATTTGCGGCACCGTCCAGCATTAACTACAGTGCATCTAATATTGGCAGTAACGTGTTAAACTCATTTGCAAGTGCCAGTGCCAACACCACAGTCAGTGTCACTACGGGATTTGGTGGCAGCTCAACTGGTCCGTCAATGAGTGTAAACAACAGCTATTCTACGGGCACATTGACATTGACCTCGGCCTTGGGCAACACCGTATTATGGAAGTCAGGAACTGCCACTGCCATTGACGAAGCCAATGTAGTGATTGGTTCCACAATTGGCACAGGATCAGGCAATGCATTAAGAATTGTAAATCCTGGATCCGGGAACACTCCAGCATACACCAGTAACGCGGCTGCGTTTAATAGCCAGTCCAGTACTCTTGAAACATACGATTCCACAGTGGTTGGATCAGGATCTGCTGGTGTTCTCAAACACGACCAAACAAACTACTCAACTGGATATTTGCCAGCAGGGCCAAATTTAAGCGCAGGCAGAACTGGTACACAATACTTTACATTTAAGTTTGTGCGTACCGCAGTCAGCAAATTTGACATCAAATACACAGGCACCATTGCTGGTATGTGGGTGGCACTGCCCGGATCAGTTATTGATTCCAGTTCTGGTGCAAACGGATGGATAGACATGAGCGTGGCTTACGGCGGCGCAGGATACCCAGGGGTTACTGCACCAGGCAATGGCAGCGACGGTTGCGCAGTAGGAGGCGTGGTAACATTGAATTCAGCAGTGACCAATTCTAGCAAAACATGTACTTTTGGAACTGTTAGTAGTTCAAGCACAGCAACCAACGAGATTTATGTAAGAATTGCTCTTACATCCGGACAGTCTGTGACTGCTCTTACATTACAGACGGCGAGTAACTAAATGGCAATTTCGACAGCACAGTACATTGACCTTTTATTTAAAAAACTCAACGGAGTTGCCAAGACAGCTACGGCAGCACAAAAGAGCTCAAGTAACGAAAGCATTGCAAGTCCACCACTGTTACGTGGCGACATTGTATGGACGCAGTCAGACCAGATTCCGTCATCAGCACAAGTTGTTGCAGGAATCACACAAGGTTACTTGACAACTAGTCGTATTGAGTGTGTACCAGATACAACAGTGCCTACCATTGGTGGTATCTATCCCACTTGGTTAACAAATCTAACTGATTGGATCCCACAAGAATTTGGATCAACTTGGCCGGTTAAAATCTATGTTGACACAGCCGGTGCGGCCAATCCCACCGTAACTGGTACACAGATATTCTCACCAGGTATTGGAGGTGCAGGCGAATTCTTCTTTGACACACAAGCTGGCTTATTAAATTTCATTGGCGAAACTATTCCAAGCACACTCACCGCTGGCAAGAGTATTTTTGTTGTTGGTTACAGATATGTTGGCCTGTTAGGTGTAACCAATTTGCCAGACGGAACTAGCATTGGTAATTTGCAAATTACGGGCAACACTATTGTTAGTCTCAATGCTAATGGTGATATTGTACTAGATCCTAATGGGACTGGACAAGTTGTAATCTCAGCTAATTTATCAGTTTCTAGTAATGTTGTTGCTGGTAATATTTCTACCGTGGGCATTGCTAATGTAGCTACTTTAGCAGTAACTGGTAATGCAAACATTGTTGGTAATATAACAGGAAGTTACTTTTTAGGTAATGGCGCATTCTTAACAGGAATTGACGCAACATCAATCCAAAATGGCAACTCAAATGTTCGTGTGACAGCCAATGGTAACGTAACAGTAGGTGTTGCCGGCACATCTAATGTTGTGGTGTTTGCTAACACTGGACTTTATGTAAATGGAGTTTCAAGTGTAAGTGGTAATATAACAGCCAATGGCGTATTAACCGACAACTATTATTATGCCAACGGTGCTCCTGTTGATTTTGAACAACCGGCTGGATCAAACACCTGGATACAGTACAACAACAACGACAGTTTTGGTGCAAGTGGTGCTCTAGTATTTGACAGCGCATCTAACATTTTTACTGTTGGCGGAAACATTGTTGGTAACAATGTTTCAACCAATGTGGTTACCAGCACTGGACAATTAGATATCACCAGTGCAGTTAATGGTAATATCTTGCTGGATCCAGATGGTACAGGCATATTCAAGATCATTGGTACTAATGGATTTGTAGTACCGGTTGGCAATACTACACAACGTCCTGACTATCCAACATACGCCACGGTTGACACTGGCACATTGCGACTGAACAGCACACTGAATCAGTTGGAAATCTGGAATGGTGCTATCTGGAGTATTGTTGGCAGTGATTCAGGCAACACATCAGTAATTGATCAACAGATCACGCCTGACGGATCAAGCACAATTTATGTCTTGACACAAGACGCAACAGCCGCAAGCATTATAGTTTCCTTAAACGGTGTGGTGCAGATACCCAACAGCGGTTACACAGTCACTGGCAACAGCTTGACATTCGTTGAACCCCCGCTGACTACAGACATTGTTGACATTCGATTTTTAGCAGGAGTTACTGCTCCTAGTGTGTTATACAACTCTACAGCCAACAGTTCAGTTCAAGTAACTGACACTCCTGACATAGTAATGACTGTAAACAACACAGTCAAAGCCAGAGTTAATGCTGTGGGACTGAGTGTTACTGGTAATATTACTGGTAGTGGCAATGTTGCAGGAACATATTTTATTGGTAACGGTGCCTTCTTAACAGGCGTTGCTTCAAGCTATGGCAATGCTGATGTAGCAAATTACCTAGCTTCTGGAACAGACACAGCTAACATTATCACAACTGGCAACATCAGCGGCGGCAATTTAGTAACCGCTGGAGATCTTCACGTTAATTATGTGCTAGCAAGTGGAAATATTGCTGGTGGCAATGTTAATATTACTGGAACATACAACGGATCAACATTATCAGTAACTGGCAATGTCAATGGCGGTAATGTAAATGCCGCAGGCTTGAGCCTGAGTGGCAACGTTGTAAGTGCTATCAATACCACAAGTGCAATCACAACCACGGCAAATATCACTGGCGGAAACATTTCGGCTACTAACTACACAGGAACCACTGTGAGTGTTACGGGTAACATCACAGCCGCCAATTTCTTTGGCAATGGTAATACCTTATCTAATGTTGCTACAAGATTTGAGAGTTTCTGGACAGTGCCTGTGGGCAACAGCACTCAAAGTTTCACAGTGGGTGCCAACGAGACCTATCAAATGTGGGTTGATTGCAATATCCCCAATGGTATTTTGGCTTGGAACGCTACTGCCACTGTTACCAATACCAATGTGCCTGTTGTGGGTGTTCAGTATGCTTGGGTCTACAGCGGTGGTGGAACACCTATTGATTTTACCAGCATACCCAATCAGTTTGTAGGAACTGCAAACACCATTGTGCGATCCAGTGTTGCTCCTAGTGCAACTACCAATAGATTTGACTTTGGCCTCAACAACACCAGCGGCGGTAATGTCACTGTGCGTTACGGTTGGGTCGCAATCAGTTAATGGATTGATCATGATTATTCAAGGCGTAATATTGTGTAATCGAACAAAATACGGATTATAACGGCCCAGAATATCAGAAACTACAGGGTGCGCTAAATAACAGATAAGTGGTGAGTTAACCCATTGTAGGGGGAGTAGGGACGCATAACAAGGATGCAAAATGGCGAATTTAACAAGAATTAAGAATAGTCAGGTAACGCTAAACACGTTAACTGGCAATACACTAGCAAATAGTTTAGTTTACAACAGTGATTTATCGGTAACTGGTACAATCTCTGCTGGTAACGTCAATTTATCTTCTGGACAAATCAGTTCCGGCGGTAATGTTATCGGTGCAAATATCAGCACTGGTGGATTGATCAGCGCCACAGGCAACGTCGCAGGTGGTAATATTGTCACAGTTGGCACAGTTTCTGGTGCCATATTAAGTTCGTCGGGCAATGTGCTTGGTGGCAATATCAACACTGGCGGATTAATCAGTGCCACAGGCAACGTCACAGGTGGCAACGTTGTTACCAATAGTTTGGTTGGTACTGGATTGACACTGACATCAACTGGTAATATTACCCTTGCTCCTACAGGAAATGTAATACTAAACCCCGCTGGATACATCAACGGCTTAAACGATCCAATTCAATTGGGCGATGCAGCCAGCAAAGGTTATGTTGACTCAGTTGCTCAAGGCCTGGACCCCAAAGCATCTGTAATTGCAGCCAGTTACGCAGCCTTGCCAGCATACACCTACAACAACGGTACTTCTGGCGTTGGTGCCACAATCACTGCCAGTGCAAACGGTGCGTTGACACTGGATGGAGTTACTCCAGCAGCTGGTGCTCGTGTGTTGATCAAGAACGAAACAGGCGCAGATAATCCATACAATGGTATCTATGTTGTTACCACTGCAGGTAACGCTGGTGTAGCGTTTGTGTTGACAAGAGCCACAGACTTTGACAACGGATCACCAAGTGGTGAAATCCCAGGTGCGTTTACTTTTGTTGAAACAGGTACGGCACAAGCAGACACTGGTTGGGTATGTACAACCAATAACCCAGTCACAGTAGGAACAACGCCAATTACATTTGTTCAGTTCTCCGGAGCAGGACAGTACTCGGCAGGCACAGGTCTTGCATTAAATGGCACAACATTTAGTATTGCCAACACAGCAGTAACAACAGGTAATTACGGCAATTCCAGTTCTATCTCCACATTCACAGTTAACCAACAAGGTCAACTCACAGCCGCTGGTTCAGCCAACATCACAGCACCTGCTGGTGATTTAACAGGTAACACCCTGAACTCAGGTGTGGTTACATCTAGCTTGACCTCTGTTGGTATATTGGGCAATCTAAGTGTTACTGGTACCGTAGAAACAGGCAAAGTTCTAAGCTCAGGCAACAGCATACTAGGTGCCACCACAGTCAACGGATTGTATCAAGAAGCCGCATTGAACCTGGTTGAAAGCAGTGTAGGAGCTGCCGCAACTGCTCTTAACTTGATCAATCCAGGTGGTGGTGCAGGTGCAGGTGCTGCCATTGATTTCTATGACTATGTTGGTAACGCACAATTCACTCCAGAAGCGCAATTCACCAGTGTTGGTGATGGCAATTTCTCAGCAGGATTTGCATTCAAATCCAAAGAAGTTGGCAACGCAGTTGGTGCGTTAATTACACGAACAAGTATCAGTTCTACAGGTGTAATCAGCACGGCTGGTAATATCACTTCTGCAGGAAATGTACAGGCTCTAAACTTTCTTGGTAACTTTAGTGGTAACATTAATGCTGTGACTATTAGTGCAAGTGGCAATGTCATTGGCGGCAACGTAGTAAGCAACGGATTAGTAACTGCTGTGGGCAATATCAACACAGGTAACACAGTTAATGCTGGTGCTGTGAGTGCTGGTGGTAACATTGATGGTGGAAATATCCGCACAGCAGGCGTTGTAACAGCAACAGGTACAATTACTGGCGGCAATGTTGACACAGCAGGCACAATCAGTGCCACAGGCAACATCACAAGTGCAGCCAATGTTGGTGCTGCCAATGTTGTCAGTAGCGGTCTAATCACTGCTAGTGCCACAATCACTGGAGGTAACATTGCCACAGGCGGGTATGTAAGTGCAACTGGTAACATCACAGGCGGTAATATTAGCACCGCTGGAACATTTGCTGCCGCAAGTTTGAGCGCATCAGGAAACGTCACAGGCGGTAATTTAGTAACTGCTGGTGTTGTTGACGCAGGCTCGGTAACTGCATCAACTACAATCAGTGCTGTTGGTAATGTCACAGGCGGCAACTTGACCACTGCTGGTCAAGTTAGTGCAACAGGCAACATCACAAGTGCAGCCAACTTAACTGGTGGAAATGTTCTTACAGGTGGATTTGTTAGTGCAACTGGTAATATCATAAGTGCAGCCAACGTAGCAGGTGGAAACGTACTGTCTTCTGGTCAAGTGATTGCCACAGCCAATGTTATTGGTGGAAACATAACCACAGTTGGTATGGTCAGTGCTGTGGGAGATATTGCAACAATAGGTAACATTGCTGGCAGTAACATCAACACAGGCGGATTGATTTCAGCGGTTGGCAACATCACTGGTGGTAACTTGAATGCAGCAGGATTGAGCCTAACCGGTAATATACTATCACCATTGAATATCACAGGTAATGTCACAGGCGGTAATATTAATTCTGCTGGTGCAATAAGCACAACTGGCAATGTCAATGGTGGAAATGTTAATGTAGCAATTGTCAGTGCAACTGGTAATGTTGTTGGTGGAAATCTTGTAACTGCAGGTAGTGTAAATGCCAACAGCTTGGTAGGTAATAACGTAAATGTTATTTCAACAGGCAATATTACTTTCAGCACAACAGGTAACATTGTAACAGGCAACGGTAATGTGATCATTAACGGTGTTGCAACTCCTTTACAAGACACTGACGCAGCCAACAAGAGCTATGTTGATGCAGTTGCCAGTGGATTGGCACCTAAAGGAAGTGTAGTGGTAGCGTCATACGCAGCCTTGCCATCATATACCTACAACAACGGCACATCAGGTGTTGGTGCTACTATCACTGCCAGTGCAAATGGCGCACTGACACTGGATGGTGTACAACCAACAGTTGGTTCACGAGTGTTGATCAAGAATGAAACAGCAGGAAATGCACCAGTTAATGGTATCTATGTAGTTACTACCAACGACGCTGGCAACCCATTCTTGCTAACTCGCTCAAGCGACATGAACACTGGCCCAGAATTCCCAGGTGCATTTACCTTTATTGAATCAGGCGCAGTGCAAGCAGATACTGGTTGGGTATGTACAACTGACTCTCCTGTAACTGTAGGTACTACTGCAATTGTATTCACACAGTTCTCTGGTGCTGGTCAATACTCAGCAGGCACAGGACTTTCATTAACTGGAACAGTGTTCAGCATTGCTAACACAGCAGTAACAACAGGCAGTTATGGCAACGCTACCGCAGTGTCAACATTCACCGTTAACCAGCAAGGTCAATTGACTGCCGCTGGCACATCAGGCATCACAGCACCAGCAGGCGACTTGATAGGTAATACACTTAATGCAAATGTGATTACAAGTAGTTTGACCACTGTTGGTACATTGGGTAACTTGACAGTAACAGGTAACGCTACAGGCGGTAACTTGTTGACAGGTGGACTAATCAGTGCAACTGGAAACATCACTGGCGGCAACATAACCACAGTTGGCGTTGCTAATGTTGGTACGTTAGAAGCGACTGGCATGACAATTTCCGGCAATATCACAGGCGGTAACTTGTTGACAGGTGGCATTTTGAGTGCTGCTGGATCAATTACCACTGTTGGTAATGTGGTTGGCGGCAATCTAAACACCGTGGGTGTGATGAGTGCTGGATCAATCAACGTAACTGCCAACATTGCTGGCGGCAATTTGACAACAGGTGGTATTATCAGTGCCACAGGTGGTATCACTAGTGCAGCCAACGTGATTGGTGGCAATATTACCACAGTAGGATTGATCAGTGCAACAGGCAATGTCACAGGTGGCAACTTGATCACAACAGGTACATTTGAAGCAGCAAGTATCAGTTCAGCAGGTAACATTACTGGTGCCAACGTCAACACTGGTGGATTGAGCCTAAGTGGTAACGTGCTGAGTGCTATCAACACCACAAGTGGAATCACCACAACTGCCAATATTGCAGCTGGTAATCTTAATGCAACAGCATTGAGTCTAAGTGGTAATGTTTTAAGTAATTTGAATGTCACAACCAACATCACTGGTGCAAACGTAACTGGTGTAGCCAACGTAACTGGTGCCAACGTCAATGCAACAACACAAGGTAAGTTTGGTAACATTGTAATCAGTGGCGACAATGTCACAGGCACAAATGGTATTGTCACTGTTAACGGTGCAGGTGCTGATGTTGACTTTGCAATCAGTAGCGATAATGTAGCTAATTTAGTGTATGTTGATGCTGGCACAGGAACAGTGAGTTTTGGTAGTGCAACACAAACAACAGATGCATTGGTGGCATTTAATACTACCAACTCTATCCTGGTGCCTGTTGGTAACACTGTACAACGTCCGGCAGCAGGTGTTGCAGGTATGGTGCGTTTCAATTCCACAACACTACAGGTGGAAGCATATAACGGGACTGCTTGGCAATCACTGGGTTCTGCTTTCACTGTGATCACTACAGAACAGTTTGCTGGTGATGGTACAACAACTACATTCACATTGAGCAGTGCAAACTACACTACAGATTCTGTACTTGTTACACTAAACGGTGTGGTTCAGATTCCAACTACTGCTTACACAGTAAGCGGTGCAAGTTTGATCTTTACAGAAGCTCCTGCAAACGGTGATACAATTTCTGTACGTGAGTTACAAACTACCAGTTCAGTAACTGCAATATCTAACTCCAGCGGTAATGCCAAGGTAGAAACAGCAGGCAATGCCAACAAGGTCAACATAACAGGTAACTTGTTGCCAATTGCTAATGCTACACAGAGTCTGGGCAGTTCAACCAATCAATGGAAAGACATTTATGTGGCTGGAAACACCATTTATCTGGGACCATTGCGTTTGGAAGCACTGAATGCCAACACATTTGTTGTTTACAAGTCAGACGGTGTGACACAGGCCAATATTGACGTGGGATCAGTAGATGTAGATGCTATTGTATCAGGCACTTCTACAGTTGGTATCAGCGGTGCAAACGGCAATACCTTCATGACAGTTGGCGGCACAGCCAATGTGTTGGTAGCAAGCACTACAGGTGTTGCAGTTACAGGCACAATGAGTGCAACTGGTAACATCACTGGTAGCTACATTTTAGGTAATGGTAGCCAACTAACCGGTATTGATGCAACCAGCATTCAGAACGGAACATCAAATGTTAAAGTTGTAAGCTCAGGCGGTAATGTAACTGTTGGTATTGCTAATACTAGTAATGTAGTTGTTGTTTCAACAACTGGTGTTGCAGTTACAGGCACAATGAGTGCAACTGGCAACACTACTGGTGGTAACTTGTTAACTGGCGGTCTAATCAGCGCAACTGGTGCAATTACTGGTGCTACTATTACCGGTTCAACATTGAGCTCAACTGGTAACGTCAACACAGTTGGTGTTGCGGCTACAGGTAATATTAGCACTACAGGTAACATCAGTGGTGGTAACTTGATTGCAACCACTATCTTCAGTAACTATCAAGGTACTACAGCCAGCTTGACAGGTAACATTGACGGTGGCAACTTGCGCACAGCTGGACAAGTCAGCGCAACTGGTAATGTAACTGGTGGTAACATCAACGTTGGTAACATCACAATTGCAACCAATTTAATCAGCAGTTTAGATTCTACAATTACAATTGACCCTGCCACAATTGGAAACGCAGGATTGGTTGTTATCAACGGTAACTTGCAAGTTAACGGTACAACAACTACCATTAACTCCAACGTTGTCAGCACAAATGACTTGACAGTTAACTATGCCAACAATGCAATCAACAGTGGCGCAGCCAATGGTGGTGGTATTGAAGTTGGCCCAATTGGCTCACCATTCATCACCTGGTTGTACAACAGCTCAGCCAACGTGTTTACATCAAGTGCTGGTATTAGTGCAGTAGGTGGTGTAACGGCAGCATCAGTTGCAGGCGGTGTGATTACTGGATCAAGTGTTAGCGTAACAGGTGCAGTAACAGGAGCGTCAGTGGTTGGTGGCGTAATGACTGGCTCAAGTGTTAGCGTAACAGGTGCAGTAACAGGAGCGTCAGTGGTTGGTGGCGTAATGACTGGCTCAAGTGTTAGCGTAACTGGTAACGTTAGTGGTGGCAACTTGATTGCAACTACGTTTATTGGTAACTATTCAGGTACCACAGCCAGCATCACTGGCAACATTGATGGCGGCAACTTGCGCACAGCTGGATTGGTATCAGCAACTGGTTCAATCACTGGTGCTGCCATAACAGGCACTAGCCTGACAGTGACCACTGGTAATATCACTGGAGGCAATATTGTTAACGGCAACGGCAACGGCATTGGCAACATTGGTAGTTCTACAGTCTTTTTCAACACTGTGTTTGCCAAAGCCACCTCAGCACAATACGCTGACTTGGCAGAAAAGTACGAATCAGACGCAGAGTACGCACCAGGAACAGTGCTGGAGTTTGGTGGGGACAAAGAAGTCACATTGTCAGTTGAAGCAGGTTCAACTCGTGTGGCAGGTGTTGTGTCTACAAATCCAAGTTACATCATGAATGCTGGACTGACTGCAGAACACGTGGCCATGGTAGCATTGCAAGGTCGTGTGCCATGTCGAGTGGTTGGAACAGTACGCAAAGGCGACATGATGGTAGCAGCCGGCAACGGTGCAGCCCGAGTTGACAACTCAGCTCGTGCAGGTAGTATTATTGGTAAGGCCCTGGAGAACTTTGACGGTGCAGAAGGCACAATTGAAGTGGTAATTGGCCGCAACTAAGCAGTCAATAATGTAACAAAAAGTAGGACTCCTGGAGTCCTATTTTTTTGGCTAAATACTACAATAAATTTGGATTGATTGATGGGTTTAACTAGAATACGTGCTGAACAAATATCTGACATAGACTTTAAACAGGCTGTGCGTGTGGTAACGACTGCAGATGTTACATTGTCTGGCAGTGCCCCAAACGTAGTTGACGGGGCAACATTAATTGCCAACGATCGTGTGTTGGTAGCAGGTCAAACAACTGGCAGCGAAAATGGTATCTATGTTGTAACAACTCCGGGTACAGGATCAAACGGAACGTGGACTCGATCAACTGATGCCAATGCCACTGGCGAAATTGAAGCCGGCATGATCTTAATGGTCACAGATGGTACCATATATGCTGACACACAGTGGGTGCTGGCCACAAATAATCCTATTGTGGTTGGAACCACCGCTCTCACATTCCAACAAAATATCACAAATACTGGTAATGTGTCTTCGGGCAGCTCAGGCATACGAGTGTTGGCCAACAGCAATGTATTAGTATCTGTATCAGGCACTGCCAACATTGCCACATTTGCTGTGGATGGATTATACATCACAGGAAACATAACCACAGGTAATCTTGCAGTTGGCAACGATGTGGTGATCACAGGCAATCTAACTGTGAATGGTACCACCACTACCATTAACTCTAATACAATTACTACCAACGACAAATCAATCACACTGGCAAATAATCAATCTACTAGTGCCAATGTTGACGGTGCTGGTATTGATGTGGGAAATCCAGCAATTGCCACCTGGAGATATAGCAATGCCACAGCAAGTTGGCAAAGTAATGTTGCCGTAATGCCCACAGCCAATGGCACACTGGCATTAGGCGGCGCTGCCAATTACTGGTCCACTGTGTTTGCAAACACAGCATCTTTGGCCGGCAATGTTACCAGTACTGGTGCTGTAATTTCAACCATCAATGCCACCACAATCAGTGCCGCAGGTAACATCACCGGAAATTACATTTTAGGTAACGGTGCTTTGCTTACATCAATTACTGGTACCAATGTCACAGGCACAGTTGCCAATGCAACATTTGCTACGTCAGCTGGTAGTGCAGGCACAGTAACAACTGCCGCTCAACCAAACATTACTAGTGTTGGTATTTTATCCAGTGTTAGTATAACTGGAAATGTCAACGCATCTCAATTTGTTGGCAATGGCGCCCCGTTAACAACTATCACTGGAGCAAATGTATCAGGCACGGTAGCCAATGCCACTTTTGCCACAAGTGCAGGCACTGCAACCACAGCAGGTACAGTGACCACAGCCGCACAAGGCAATATTACTAGTGTTGGCACGTTGACTTCACTAGCAGTAACAGGTAATACCACAAGCGGTAACTTGCTAACAGGTGGACAAATTAGTGCAGCTGGTAACATCACAGGTGTAAATTTGTTTGGCACTATACAAACTGGCAGTCAACTAAACATCACTCAAGTGGGAATGTTAAGTAGTCTGGTAGTCACCGGTAATGTTTCTGGAGGAAACATAAGCACCGCTGGACTAATTTCGTCAACAGGTACTGTCACAGGTGGTAACTTAACTACAAACGGCAGTGTAGGTATTGGGACTAGCTCACCAAGTGTTAAATTTCAAACGGTTCAAACTATTGCTGATTGGACAGGAGATTTTAAAAATTACACAGCAGGGGCTTATGGATTAAGAGTAGATTTATCAGGTTCGTCTGGCAGTCAAGCTGCTTTACAGGTGTACACTGCGATTGATAATGGAATGATAGTTAGAAACGATGGTCTCGTTGGTATTGGTACTTTTTCCCTTGCTCCATCAACACGATTAACGGTTGCAGGTGCAATTTCCGCTACTGGTGCTGTAACAGGTGCTGCCTTAACTGGTACAAGTTTAACGGTATCAACTGGTAATATCACCGGAGGCAATATTGTTAACGGCAACGGCAACGGCATTGGCAACATTGGATCAAGCACAACATATTTTAACACAGTATTTGCCAAAGCCACCTCAGCACAGTATGCTGACTTGGCAGAGATGTATGTTGCTGACGCAGATTACCCTCCGGGCACCGTGGTAGATTTTGGCGGAGTTGAAGAAATTACACAAACAGTAGCACCTGGTAGTACAGCAATAGCTGGTGTTATATCAACCAACCCCAGCTATATCATGAACTCAGGACAACAAGGAAAACATGTGCTACCAGTTGCGTTAACTGGTCGAGTTCCGTGCCGTGTTCAAGGCCCTGTAAGCAAAGGCGATGTGCTAGTATCTAGCACTCGACCAGGTGTGGCTCAGCGTATAGGTACACAATATCAACCAGGATGTGTGATTGGCAAGAGTCTAGGATACATTGACGATGCTAGTATTCAGACTATTGAAGTTGTTGTGGGAAGATTCTAATTTTTCTGGAAAGCATTTTCAATGGACGCAAGTTTGGTCTGAATACTTTCCAAGTTCACAGTTGACCACAAGCCAGGATGCATGGGGCGAGGCCAAGTGCCTTGATCAATCCAGGCATAGCCAAGATGCTCGTTGTTTAGCACAGGCACAAACTCTTGATCAACAACACAAACCCAGGTGTGATATTCAAATATGCCATCTGCTGATGTGAACTTTTCTAGTGGCATGAGCCTAGTGTAAGCAGGAAAGCTACCCAGTTCTTCCACACACTCACGTTCCATACCACCCAGCAGGGTTTCGCCTGTTTCAATCTTGCCGCCAGGCAATCCCCATGATCCAGGATGTTTAGAGTCGTTGCGCAACAAGTACAGGTATCTGCCAGTGGCCTGGCTTAGAAACCACACACCCACTGCTTTCACAGTACTAGACTCCACGTGCCTCCAGGATAGATACCTTGATATGATTTGATCCACATTTCGCCAGTCCACTCGTACTGGGTGCCTGTGGTGATGTTTGTGACATACTGTACAGCAGTGGCATCAGCAGACACAAACACAATGCGCCAGCGTGTGCCATTCCACTCAATAATGTCATTGGCTATAGCAACCAAGGGTTGACCAAGATCTCCAATCCATGCTTCAGGGTTCACAGAGTTTGTGACGTTGCCTGTTGGTTCTGTTAACAAATAACGTTGTCCTACCGCTGGTACAGGCAAGCCGTCTCCAGGCGCACTGGCCAACGGATTGATAATTGCTGTGATAGGATCAAGTGTGTTTTGTGGAGCAGTATCCTGGTCCACA